GTTTTAGACTGTTAAAGTTACGCAGTGCCATCGCGAATGTCTTGGCATCACCCTTCAGCGCTGCCATTAGCTCGCCGGCAGCATCGACCTCTTCACGCGACACCAACTCGTCATCCGAATCAGAGGAGACTGACGCCTCCCCTGACTTGGTCGCAGCCTTCTCGAGAGCCTCGGCGATCGAGCTCATGGTACAGTGGTGTCCGCAAAGCTGGCGTGAATCGTCAGCTCCTCGGTCAACGCAAGGTCCACGGCAACTGGAGTGCTCGCGGTCGCTACGAAGATACCCAATGTACGGCTAGCAGGTGTATACGTGCCGTAATTGACCACCTTGGATGCCGCCCCTCCCGCGGTTCGCACGGAGAACATGGCGCCAAGGAACGTTTCCCCAACACCGTCAAAGGTGATGAGATAGACGCCAGTGGCGGCATCGTAGTTAACAGAGGTAATGCCCCTACCGCCTGCTACTCTCGTACAGTTGGCTGCAGAGCCTCCGCCCGTAAACCGGCCGGCGACACTGATTACCATGTTATTAGTGGACCTAACGGGCCACCTCGTTTGGTTGATAGGCATTAGGTACCTGCAGGTCCAAAGTTGGTAAGTTTGATGTTATACGCCGGCGCGGTGCAATACATCGACACGTACGAACCAACGCGTACCTCATATGCGTCTTCGGACGACACTCGCAGAAACTGGTTACTATCGTAGTCCAGCATGTGCGGTGCAGGCCCAAGGCTATGCATTTTCCAGGTGTCCATCTGCAGCATAAACGCGCGGTTTCGAGGACAGTTGAGGTCAGTAACGCACTTGATAGTACCGTTATCACCCTCGATCTCGAACATTTTGAACGATATGCCAGCTACGTTCGACGCGACACGGTCATACTGTACCTTACCGTCAAGCGACTTTTTGAGGTTCGCAGCGTCCCGGGGGTGCATGAACACGTGCGAAGGACGTCCGCCTTCAATGCCTACCAAGGCCGCAGCCTCTATAAGCGCGTCCGACATACTAAGGTTGGCAGCATCGAGTGCTCGGCCACCTAGACGTACAGGGTCGACGTTACGATTGAGCCCAAAGAGCGTACCGGGAGTAGACGTTCCGTCAATCCATTTATCGTAGCCAGTGATGACGCCAAAGTTAGTTGCAGCAGCGTCGCCGGAACGGAGCAAGAAGTGAGAGTTGCTGAGACCTGTGATTACGGTGCTCCATTCGACAGCTGCCGTTAGCGTGCCAAGATTACGGTCGATTCCCGTAATCGTCTGATGCGCACCAGATGCCAATAGCGTTCCGCCGTCCGTCGCCATCCCTTGCACGCGCATACCGACGGCAAAGTTGGTTACATCGCCAGAGCGAGCAAGCGTTACCGTAACAGTGGCAACTCCGGAAGCTGCAGCGAGTTGTCCTCTCGTGCCAGTACCGTTGCGGTACTGATGGATAGCAAGAGAGCGCATAGCCAGGTGACTCGCGCCTTTCATCTCGTTTTCCCAGAGATCTACGAGGGCGCCAGTATCCTTGACTGCAGCCTTTAGCGCCTGTCCGCGGATGCGAGCAATTGCAAAGTCTTCGACTCGCGATACCTGAAAGCGCGAATACTTACCTTGTGCGAGACTGCTGACCGCCGTGCTGAAGTCGGCAGAGCCTCCCTGGCACGTTTCGGTTTGCAAGGCGACCATTCGTAGTTCGCCAGTGAAGTCGGTAGCTGTCGGAATGATTGCCATTCCGGGGTTATTTTCATAGAGAATTGTGGGAAGCTTCCCCTCAGGGTAGCGAACTTTGAGAATAGCCTGTGAGGCTAAGAGAGTGGCAGTCATTATTTATACGAGGCTCCGAAAAGGCGGTCACGGTCTCACGCCTCCCTCTCGCATTGCCTTTGCCGCAACCTCTTTTAGATGGTCGCGCAATTGCGTATCCGTCATGTCGTTCAACGGTAACGGGGCCATCGCTTTTTGCGATGCCGTAGCGGTGCTCAAGGGCTTACGTGTTTTTGCCCGATCACCTAGGGGGGCGGAATCCCGAGGAGAATCCGCCTGAGGATTCCCATGTACTTTATTGTATCGCTTTAGTTCTACAGTTTCAAGATATTGTGCAATCTCGTCCAATGACGGATATTTACCCTCGAGCTGAAAGTACTTATCCGCAATGCTATTAGCGCGGTATATAAGCTCGTCTTGATCGTCGCCATAGACGGCATTGAGAGTCGGGTATGCAGTACCGTCGCCTGTCACGACTTCCAAGAACATCTGCTTAGCCTTCTCATTTTGAGATGTTTGAGCCTGTTCCTCCGATTCTTTCTTCTGACTTTCGCGCTCTGCCTTTAGTTCGGCGAGTTGCGCCTTGAGCTCATCTATCTGTCCGCGTACGTCTTTGACGGGGTCCGGCTTACCCTCTTTGAGCAGTGACTCGACAAACTGCTCAGGGTTCATGCCCAATTCGGCCAATATGGCAGCCGGCGATTCTTTGAGCTTGGGTAGCTTTTGACGCCAAGGTTCGATCTCGGCCTTGTAGCTATCTGCTTCCTGACGCGACTTACGAGCCTCATCTAGCTCTTTCTGGGCTTCCTCTCGCATCGCTTGCGCTTGCTTACGTGCCCGCATGACCACTGCGAGCTCTGTCGAATCTTTGGCAGGTTCGGCCTTGACCTTGTCGACGACTGTATCGACAACCGGCGCAGCTGCGTCTGCAGGCTCGGGCTCGATGCCCATGGCCGCATTGACCGCTTTGATGGTCTCGTCCCTAGATGCTTGTAACGAAGCCGTTACTTCGTCGGACCCTGGTAACGAATCGCTTACTACTGACTCATCGGACACTACTACACCTCGTTCGTTCGTGAATTCGGACATCAGACCAACATCTCACCCATATCGCCGCCCATATCTCCGCCCATATCAGGGGGAGCCGACATCATATCGGGAGGAGGCATACCGCCTGGTACCAGCGTGGGGTCATCTGCCGGACCAACCGTCGGGAGCATATCCGGTGGTGGCAATCCAGCCGTTGCCGCTGTATCTATGTATGCCTGAGCGTCTTCGATGTAGCGCCTCAGTAGCTCCTTTTTATCCTCGTCTACGTCGTACTTGCGAGCCATGGCATACGCCTTGCTCCCTCGCTCGATTATCAACGCGTGGTTATCAAAGGGTTCTACAGTTACGCTTTTACCGTCCGTCAGTATCAGACCAATAACCATATCCACTATCTGCTCAGGGGCAGTGTCGAGGTCGTTTTCGCTCTCGAGGTCAGGCATCTCTGATAGCTGCCGAAACTGCGCCGGAGTTATATCACCTCGGTTGCGCATCTCGGATAGCTGTGCGTACCTGGCACCAGGCGTCTTTTCCAGGAGATTAGTTGGCCATATGTCCAACACGTACTCATCATCAGCAATGTCAATGTCGCCAAAACGTATAAGCTCGAGGCTTTTCTTGCTTTTCGCCCTTACAACGTAATCTGGGTCATCGTTAGCAATCTCTCGAGCAGCGGCCAGCATCAGCTTGGCAACTTCGACGTAAAACCGTTCGCGCTCTTTCCAGAACACCGCCATCCGCTCCGATTCCGAGTCATTGAAGACCTGCAATGCCTTACCGCTGGCTTGCGATAAGCCGGCCGGTACCTGGCCTTGAGCCGACATCTCGTTTGTCGGCGAATAACGGAGCATATCCTCGGCAAGTTGATTACGGTAACTGTATGTATCAGCGCTTATTGGCTGTGCATTCCATTCTTGTGGGGGGTTTGGGCCGTCGTACTCAACGATTGACGCCATCTGATCGTCGAGATGGGCTCTCACGACGTTGGAGCCACGCTGCACGAGCAGACGAGGCACACCCATTACAGCATGCGCGTCCTGTATCTTGATGTTGAGCCGGTCGAACTCTTTCTGCGCCGGCAATATCCGAGTCATGAGCGCCCTGCCCCATATGCCAGCGACTGGGGGCTTCTCGTACATCAACACAAACGGAAACTGGTTACTATCGTAAGGCTCATCATCGAGCGTGTGACCAGCTATGATGCGACAATACCTGCCATCTTTGGCCTTGCAGCCGCTGGGCAGATGCCATGCCTCGATCACCACTACCATATCGGACGTGGTGTCAGACGCTATCATCTCGTCACCATCGCCGCTGTAAACGACGTTATCTATAGCTCGGCACGCCTCTTTATCGTCCGAGTACATCTCCTTGAGCACGAGCCTGTCAATGTAATGGCGCTGATATAGCGACCGCGGCTTACCGTAGCGAGCCTCGGAATCGTCAACCATTAGTTCCCAGCAAAAGACTCGGTCATATTGTACCTTACCGTCTTCGACAAAGATCTTGGCCACGCCGGTGCCGAAGATCAACGTGTCGGTTACCAGCTTCGGATCGACGTCATAGACACCAGCCGAATCGAAAAGCCCCTCGATGAACTGATTAAACTTCTTGGCGCGCTCCCGCTGCTCCCACGTCGCCTTGCGCGTAACAGCCATCGGTATTACCCGACTCTTGGCAGTCTTTGACACGACAGTATCTATCGTGTTTTCCGCAGCGTTGAGCGACAAAATGTCGTGATTGGGGAACGAAGATGACGATAACCCGAAGCTTTGTAGGTCAACGCCGTAATACTCGGCGTTTATCCGTGCTTGCTCTCGGCGGTACTGTTGCTTGTTCCGCAGCGTTCGGACGATTCCCTCGATAATCTCGTGCGGTTGTTTATCAGTGTCGTGCGATAGCCACCAACGGGCATCGGATAGCGTGGTTTGTCTCACAAACTACATTGTATATGATAGGTGCAGACTGTCCACTACTTTCGGAATCCACTACTTGCGAAACGCTACACTATCTGTAGCTTTCGGCGACCATTGGCTCCGACGCTCGGCAAGTACTCTGAGAAACTCGGCCGGCGGTACCATGTGTCGTAGATTGAGCAACTCCACGAATTGGGCCCTAGTTATCGTCGGGTCTTCGCGCGCCTTCGCCAACTCGAACATCACCATTACCCCATCGAACTCTCTTTGAAACGCGTCCGCCCATTCCGCCTCAATATCCGGGGTCATGCGGACCTCCGCTTGACATATTGGGTCATACGGCCTACCGCAGAAAGCGCACCTTGGACAAACCCTAGCCTCTGTATCGCCTGTTCCTCTCTCCCCTCTAGCATGTATGCGCTAGCCTGCTCTGTCATATGCATTAGGTGCTCGTCAAAGGTGCCCCCTCGCTTGGCTTTACAGTCTGCCGGTAGCTCGTCTGTGCACTCCGCGAGTGCCATTATAAACTGGTCCAATGTCATCTCTCAAACGCCTCCTTTATCAGTGATCTGATTGTAGCAGACCTAGTCATCCCACGAGATGCGGCCAATAGGGTTAGCTTACGTGCGTACTCATCGGGCAGCATGATCGTAACTTTCTTTGCGGTTCGTAGGGCATTAGATGCGGACGACCATTTATCTATCAGCATTTCAGACCCCGCCCGACGTATAGCTCGGTCTCGTCACATACTACCCTATCCCCGTACACCATCGTATAGCCGTATACCTCAGCATTACCGTATACCTGAGCCTCGCCAAACACCTCTACCTTGTCATATACCTTAGCGTTGCCAGATATCTGTGCCTTGCCATACACCTTAACACTGCCCCAAACCTTGGCGTTACCGTATACCTGTGCCACGCCACATACCTGGACATAGTCACACAACCGAGCATTGCCATATACCTGAGCCTTGCTATACACCCACGCATTGCCATATACCTTAGCATTACCGTGCACACTGGTGTAACCATATACCTTAGCATTGTCAGATACCTGCACATCACCGTATACCTTGGCATTACCGTGCACGTCAGCGCAGCTGTACAAACGCGCGTTTTCATAGACCTTGGCCCAGCCATATACATTAACCAAGTTATGTAACTCGGTATCACCAAACACGCGAGCCTTGCCCCACACCTTGGCGTTACCGTATACCTTAGCGTTACCGTATACCTCAGCATTGTCATATACCCGGGCTTCGGGTCCGACATGTGCGTTACCATGCACCTTGGCATCGGGTCCCACCCATGCAGTAGCGGCCACTACCGCTGTATCCTGCACCATCCCGCCTCCATTTGGGTGTTGGTGCCATCCGGTCTTTTCTCGTTTGCCATTAGATAGTTTCATGTCTCGCTCCCTCGGAAACCGCCTTGTAACCCTATATCGCCGTACACTTCTATATCGCCATACAGTTCAACGTCACCATACACTGCCGCGTTACCGTATACATCAGCGGAGTCATGCACACGCGCTTCATCACGGACCTCAGCATGGTCATATATCCGAGCATTGCCGTATACCTGTGCATCACCGTATACCTCTGCATCGCCATATATCCGAGCCTCGCCATATACCTTGGCGTGACCATATACCTCTGCGTAGTCGCCTACATTGGCGTTACCATATACCTGGGAGTTACCGTATACCCGTGCGTCATCGCATACCTCAGCATCATCATATACGTTAGCGTTGTTGAACACCTTGGCATCACCATATATCCGTGCCTTACCAAACAACAACGCATTACCATATCCGTTAACTCTGTCTTGCACATAGGCATTACCACACACTATCGCGTTACAGTATACCTCGGCATTGCCGTATACCTGAGCCTCGCAAAACACCTGGACATCGCCATGTACCTCAGCATTACCGTATACCTGAGCCTCGCCAAACACATTGGCGAGACCATATAACCTGGCCTCACCATATACCCTCGCATTCTCGTATACCCTAGCGAGGCCATATACCTTGGCGTTACCGTATACCTGGGCCTCGTCATATACCTTGGCGTTACCGGATACGTATGCGTTACCATGCACCTTAGCGTAAGGTCCGACCCATGCAGTAGCCGCCACGACTGCCGTATCCTGCACTAACCCTCCTCCGCGGGGATGTCGGTGCCATCCGGTCATGTCTAGGTTGTCATTAGATAGTCTCGTCATTTATTGGTACCTCCCCGAATCCCTCTACGACCGTGTTACCTCGCACTCTGCCATCTTTCCAAATCAGCGCGGACCCGGATACCTTGGCAAAGTCGTATACCCTGGCACTATCGCATACCCGTGCGTGACCAAATACCTTAGCATCATCGTATACCCGTGCGTTGTCGTATACATCTACATCACCATATACCTTGGCATCGCCATATACCTGGGAGTTACCATGCACCAGCGCATTGTCGTATACCTTGGCATCACCAAACACCTTAGCGTTGCCATATACCTTAGCCTCGCCCCACACCTTGGCGTCACCTTCTACCTCGGCGTTGTCGCCTACATTGGCGTTGCCATATATATATGAGTTGCCATGTACCTTGGCATTGCCAAACACCCACGCATTGCCATACACTATCGCGTCATCGTATACCTGAACGTTGCCAAACACCCTGGCATACGCGTATACCCTAGCTCCGCCATATACCCTGGCCGTACCGCATATGAATGCACCTCCCTGTACCTTGGCATCGCCATATACCGTAGCGTCAGGTCCGACCCATGCGAGATCATCCACCGAGGCTGTATCGGCTACCATCCCTCCTCCGTGGGGATGTCGGTGCCATCCGTCCTTGGACCCGGTGGTGTTGCTACGTAGTGCGGTGAGGTCCTGGTTGTTGTCGTTGCTCATGTATATACAATACGGCTGCCCGGACAGTTA